GAACTGACTGAAGGCAAAGAATCTTATTACTAGCAAGGTCGATCTCATCTAGAAGAAGTACAGCTCCCCTTTCCAAAGCCTCAACCACAGGTCCGTTGTGCCAAACAGTGTCGCCATTAACAAGACGAAACCCACCAATAAGATCGTCTTCGTCAGTTTCGATGGTGATGTTGACACGGATCAACTCTCGCTCTGTTGAGGCACACGCTTGCTCGACAGAGAGCGTTTTACCATTACCCGAGAGACCCGTGATAAACGCAGGGTAGAATAGACGGGACTGAATAATTTTTTTAACAGTAGTGAAGTTACCAAACTGGACGTAGGAATCATCGATATCGGGAATGTAAGAGACTTCGACGGCAGGTTGAGCAGAAGGAGCATCATATGCCCTCTCAATTTCTTGAGCGGTCAGAGTCCATTTGCCCGTACCTGATTTATATGACTTAAGGCGCTTGCAAGCAGTAGCGTAAGATACGTTCAACTGACTTGAAGCTTCACGGATGTTCTTGCATCCAACTTCAGTTCCAACATGTTCGGTGAGATATTGAACAAGTTGTTCGGTTGTGACAGGATTAGGAGCGAATGGCATGTGTGTGTTTGTTTGTATGAATTAATTATAGCAGATGGATGTGGGATGTGACCACCCCATGTGCCACTATGCGATCTGGTCTATGAAAGCATTGAGGATAGTCTTGTTCATCATCTTAGATCCCATATGCTTTTTGAATGCACGAGTCAACTCTGACTTGGTAGCAACTTCATTCTTCTGCTTGACATCCAAATCTTGTGTTCCAATGCCAGTATTTTTATCGGGCATGTAAAAAGATTCAGTGAATCCAGCAACATTCTTGATAGAAGCATACTTCTCCTTTTTCCACTGTCTATCGACTGCAGCATCATCAACACCATCCAGACAACGAATCAAACGAGTCAAATCACCTTTGCTGCAAATACGAATACCAATCCAATTGTAATTAGTAATCTCTCTGAAGAAAGATACAATCTCCTTAGTAGTTGTATACGGAGAGGGATCAATTCTGCGAGCGTATCCTGTTTGAGGATCTCTGAGAATAAACACTTTGTTGCGTTGATGACACAGGTAAGTATTCTTATACTCTCTTTGCATGTAGTCCAGATTGGGATCAATGCTACGAGCATACATCATAGGATTAGACTCACCATCAGTAAGAGAGATGATATTGATCTTTTGAACTTGCTCGACTTTTTTCATCTCAGCAGCGATTTGACGAGAGCACAGAATTGCCTCAACCAAAGGAGTGCCACCAAGAGTGTACTTAGAGCAGTAAGGAAGACGATGACCGCCGAAAGCAAATACTTGATTCCAAACCAAACGCATGGAAGTATCCAGAGACTGTCGATTTTGACGGGAAGAGAAGAACTCAAACAATTTAAAGTCTTCAGCAAGAGTCAACGCACTCTTACCACAATCAATAGCAGGTGATTCTTCTGGACGATACCCGCTTTGGAATCCGTAAACACGGAAAGGAATATTTGCTTTCCGACAGAACCAAATTAGATTGTAAGTCTGCTTCAAAGTATCAAGCAACTGATACTGCATCGAACCAGACCAGTCCAAATACATTACAAGACCATGATTCTTACCTTCAGGAACAACAGTAACTTTCTTGAAGATATCTTCAGTCAACTTATATTTGAACAGTTTGTTTGTATCAATAACACCTGTCTTAGAAACTGCAGAACGTTTGTATTCATCAGCAGACTTCTTCATCTCAAACTGCTTGACCAAGTAATTTACAGACTTCTGAGCATCTTTTTTGAATGCATTGTACTTGCCAGCAGCATACTCTACGCATTCATGAAAATAATTATATGAACTCTCCTCAGTAAATTTACTTCTGTCACGATAGAACCATTCATTCAAGTCCGATTGAATTTCACTACACTCAACCATAAAATCTTGATACTTGAACTTAGGAAGATCCAAGTAAACCCACTCCTTAGCATCATCAGAGATCAAACGCTCTAGGGATTCGCGAAGAGCACTATCAGTAATGCTTTCAGTCTCATCAAATTGATCAGAACCTACATCCCCTTGTTCATAACTAGGGGTTTCTAGATCCGCATCAGTTTCTTGAAAGTCGCGGTCATTACGATGATCATCTTCAGGATCACTTTCAGTAGGCCATTCTTTTTCATCATCATTACTGCTGACCTGAACTTCATCATCAGTATTATCTTGATTCTCTTTATCAGAAGATACAGGTGGAGGATTAAATTCTTTCTCTTCTTGCTTTTGTTCAGAGAACTCATAGATCTCTTTAGCAAGTTCAACTACTTCTCTGAATGATTTTGTTTTTCCAGCACGCTCAACATATACCATTTCCTCATCAGTAAACTCTACCAAAGAGTTACCTTTGTAATAAAGATTGATACGATCAATGAATGGGATATAAGGGAGTTCTTCTTCTGTGACTCCAAAGAAGTTGTCATCCCACAATTCTTTATAACCTTCAAAGAAAGTTTGACGGAGACCAGGGTAGGTCTGCTTCATCAAACGCTCAATACGAGCATCCTCTAGGACATTCATGAACGCCTTAGGGGCGTCTGAGTAGTCCTCAGAGGGGGTGTAAAGGGCATGACCTACCTCATGACCCACCAAGAGATCATATACGGTGCTTGAAGCACGTTCCCAAATGGGTAGGCAAAGAATCCGTTGGTCAACATCAAAGTATGCAGTACTGACTTTACGGTGCTCTACCGTCAGATTTTCAGTTGCCAGTAGTTTGGCGAGAGTTCCTTTGACTTCGGTGTTGATCATGCTTTCTTTCGATTACTTTTTAAGTATAGCACTATCGTCAAGGTGTGGGGACACTACGGGGACACTTTGGTTACTGTCCCAGTGTCTTACTGCATTAGCCACAATAGCGATGTTTGTAACCATATAAGAAACAAAAATAAGGGTGCGTATGCCAGCAATAGTATCAGCCTCTCTGTTGGTTCGTCCATCCTTTGCTCCTAATGCTTTCGCCCATATTCTCCATGCCTTACGAATCGTCCGACATCTTTGAGAAGTCATTGACCTTTTCAAATTTAATTGTCCTTAAAAATTTATCTACTAGTATTTCCCCTTTATGAGAAATAACAAAAACGTTAGTGTCATTCCCGAGACTACGGAGAATCTTAAGAAGTTCATTAGTGCCTTCTGCGTCCAAAGAACTATCAAAGACCTCATCAAGAATGAGTAAGTTGGTGGCAACACTGTTTTTCATCCTGGCGACCTCACGCCATGTAAAGAGAAGAGCCAGATCAATCTTCTGCTTTTCACCCTCAGAGAAAGAAGCGTAAGAAAACTCATCTCTAAAACGACTCTTAATAATTTCACCAAATTCTTCATCAAGGGTAAAGTTGACAAAGAAATCCATACTGTGAAGATATTTATTAATCAGGTTATTAAAAATAGGAACGTATTTCTTGATAATCTGACTTTTGATACCAGAGTCTTTTAACAGAGAAGAGATAATTTGATACTCATCTAAGGTTTCACTAATCTTACCACAATCAGTTTTAGTAGTTTCCAGATCTTTTTTGAATTCAACCAGAGTCTGTTTCTCTTTATTTAAATTTGGTGTATTTGTTTGCAGTTCCAACAACTCTTTAGTGATTGCTAGATTCTCCATTTCAAGACGAACAATTTCTCTATCACACCGAGACATTCGACTACGAACCTCAACAGATTTTTTAGAGAGTTCTTCACACTGTTCAACAATTCCAATCGCATCAGCAATTTCAGTTGTCAAACTTTTAAACCGTTTCGTCAATTCTTTACCTGCGATTTCAAGATTACTAATTGCAGCATTCTTAAATGCAGGTTCGATCTGCTGAGAACAAGTAGGACACTCATCATGAGTTTTAAAGAACTTTAATTCTTTTGCAGCACCTTTCAATTCGGTATTAACTTCTGCCTGCGACTGCCTCAAAGTAGTCAAGAGTTCTTTTTGACCATCAATAGTACAAGTCTCACCCTCTAAATTATCAAGTTCTTCCTGATACTTTTCTTTATCCAATGCACTCTGTTCAATCAGAGATTGATTACTGGTAATTTTATCTTGCTTTTCTTTTTGTCGGGTATCATTAACCTCTTCCAAAGAAGCAATTAGTTTTTCTTGAGATACAACTTTCTCTTCTGCAAGATTCAAAAGATGACCACAATCTTTACTTTGACTCTGTGCTGTTCTCACTCTGTCTTTCAACAGAGAATTCATGTTCGAGAAGATGTTGATGTCAAGTAGATCTTCAATAACTTCTCGTCGGTGAGCTCCTGGGAGCTGCATGAAGGGGACAAAAGTTGACGATCCGAGTATAACAACTTGAGTGAATGATTTGAAATTAAGTTTGAGGACTGATTGCTCCAAATACTTTTGGGTGTCTTTTGCAGCAGCGTCCTGGTCAACCAGTTTGTTATTCTTGTAAAGTTCAAAGACATTTGGTTTTGCTCCTCGGAATACCCGATATTCATCACGACCTATAGTAAAGCACACTTCAACCTTTAGACCCTTTTCGTTGATACTGTTTACCAACTGTCCACGATTGATCTTTCGGAATGGTTTGTTGAACAAAGCAAAGCATAGGGCGTCCAACATAGTGGACTTCCCTGCACCGTTAGCACCAACAATAAGAGTAGACGAGACAGTATTCAATTCAATCTCAGTCCACTGATCACCCGTCGAAAGAAAGTTTTTCCAACGAATGCTTTCAAAAATAATCATAGTATGTCGGGAATTACAAAATCATTAGGGGTTACTATCGTGTACTTATATCCAAAATTTACGCAGTTGTAAGCAATTACTTCTGGATCTACTTCCATAATCGCTAGATCATCTTCATAGTCATCAGCTTCTAACAGTGTAACATATCTTTCGGCATCATTGCGTTCTTGAAAACATTGAACTAATTTTTTAGCAGGATTGGTTTTATCTTCGACAGCGTAAACACCGCCGCTTTGTTTATCTGTTAGAATGAACATTTATAACTCCGAAGCTTCCATGTAGAGGGACCGCATAACAGATTTAATATTACCTTTATTTGCTTTCAAATCTATTTCATCTATGTAGTTATCTAACAATGACATTGTATCTTCGGTTTCCATCACTACACTACCGTTTTCTAGATCCAGACTAAGATCTTCAATAATTTTCAAATCCGCGAGACCCATGTTCTGTAGTTGACTAACGGCATAGTCAAACTTTGCATAGTCTCCTTTCTCTTCGACAATTAGTTTGACATAGGATCCTTTGAGTTCTGACTCGTCGGGTATACTAAGTGAACCATTATAATAAAGTTTATGAAAAGTGTTAAAGGGATTCCTATAAAAAGTAGTCTTGAGAGTATCTGTATCAAAGACATGGAATCCTCTCTTGCATCCGTAGTCATTCCAGTATAGTTGATAGGGGTTACCAAGATAGTATACATTATCACGATTAGATTTCATGTGATAATGACCACTAAAAACTTTTTTGAATTTTCTAAAGATAGAATGGTCCATACCATTCTCCATCATATGACCAGGATGAGCCTCAAACCCGTTAAACTCAAGATGACCCATAGCGACAGGAGCAGAACTTTCGGTAACAGCTCGAAGGGATTCGTCTCGGTTTTCGTCACATATCCAAGGCAAAAGAAGTATATGAAGATTATCGAAAGTAGCGGTAGTAGGTTCAGTATAGACTGTGATGTTGTCGTATTCTCCAAGTAATTCACTTGGGGCATTAACTCGTAAAGTGTTTTTGTAGTAGATATCATGATTGCCTACAAGCATGTGCATCTGTACATTACGTTCTCTCAAACGGTCAAACCACATCTGCTTTGCAGCATCAAGTGACATAAAGTTAATGGATCGACGTTTATCAAACGTATCTCCTAACGCAATAACCGTATCAATGTTATAAGCATCAATAAATGGGAGAACTACGCTCCCATAAAACTTTTTGTAGTGATCTAAAAAATGCGGATTATCATTACGGACACCGAAGTGTTGATCTGTAATCAATAAAATCTTCATTAGTCAGGGTTACGTCTTTGGTCACGTCTAGACACGTTTCTAGTGTTAGATTCGATTCTAGATTTGATGTAATTATACTCGGTTCTTTGATCCCCGTCAACATGCATAACCTCGTCATAGCCTGAGCGTTCAATGATTTTCTCTTTAATATCCATCTGACGCTTCTCTTTGGCAATACGTCTCAAGAACGCAAAGTAAACAATCTGAGTAAAATATGCAAAAGGGTTTCTAGATTTCTCTGGATTAAAATTATCGATATACTGAATACAGTTTTCAATTCCATCACAAATCATGTCATCTTTATACATGTAGTTGATGAAATTTGGTTTGTATGATAAATGTGTTGCAATCTTTAAAAAGCAACCTCCAATGTAATTATTTACACGAGGTTTATCAAGACCTTTAAGTTTGGCAATATCAACCTCTTCCTTGTACTTGATAATAGCAGCAAGGAACTCTTGGTTATCTACATAATGCTGTTTCTGTTTTCTTGCGGTCTTCATACTTTTATTGCTTTGTTTTCATTATAGCACAGTTGACAGAAGTGTCAATTCCCAGTAGAATAACCATGTAAGGGTTCAAGGGTTACTAGGCTTATTCTTAAATATCTTTTCAAAGAGTTTCCTAGCATCATCAATCGTTCCCACATAACCACTTGCTTGGTCGGGATTTGCTTTTAGTTTATCCTTTCCCGAGGTGGGGTCCTCGTCTGCAATATAAGATTCATACATGAAGATCACTTCTTTACTCATTGCAGATACTGTAATAATATCTTTTTCGCGGAAGATGTAAAAATCCTCATCAGATAATTGCATCCATTTACAGAATCCCATGCCACGATGAACTTTTCCATCTTCACCTTCTTTAGTGACAATTTGAACGCATACAGGATCTGATATAAAAACTAAGGTTTCCAACTCATCATTAGTGAGAATTGCTTTACCAAGCACTTCATCACCACTAACAAGTTTAAATACCCCGTAAAATTCTTCGTCGTGTTTTGCGTAATTAATCATAAGCTTTTAATTTTACATCTATGATTTCATAATTAAATTTTTCTTGGTTATATACCTTGACTCTTTCCATCAAATGATTGAGGGTGTAATTGTGACCTCTATCAGTGGAGATATCGTCTGCAATATCATATAATGTTGCTTGAGATTTATTTTCGCCTTTCCTTAGCACACGACCGATAGACTGTAAGTTGCGTACTCTAGACTTAGAAGGACTAGCAAAAATAACATTATGTAAGTTTTTGATGTTAATGCCTGTTGAAAATGTTCCATATGATGCGATAATGATCGCATTGTCTGAACGTTCAGTTAACGCTCTAATCTCTTCGCGGTCATCCACATCAACTCCGCCATGAACAAAATGGACTGGTTTGTCCGTGGAACTATTTATCAGTTCGTAAAGAGGGACTCCATGACGTTCTACATAGTTGAAGAGTACTAAAGTGTTACCCGTAAGGTCTTTTGCAAGATTGCGGATAAACTTGTTTCTATATTCATGTTCGATAAGATATCCTATTTCATCTTGATATCCTTCAAATAATTTTTCTTCATGCTTTAGAAGAATAATTTTAACTTTTAATTTTGCAACATATCCCTGTTTCATCAGTTCATTAGTCCTGGTGACTTGAGAACATCTACCAAATAATCCCTCTAATACTAATTGATTGACATTGGCACCATCTAATGTTCCTGTAAAACCAATTCGATATTTACACTCATGAAGCTTGCTCATCAAAGAAGTAAGAGATTTAGCTTTGAATTGGTGCGCCTCGTCACCGATCACAACGTCAAACCGATCAAACCACTTTCTAGGTTCTTTATAGACAGACTGCCAAGTGGTGATTACTACACTATGATCCGTGTATTTTTCTTGCCCCGCATATATCTTGTGGCAATCTTTGGTCGCCATCCATCCATATTCCTCAAAGTCTTTGTACATTTGCTCTACAAGAGACGTAGTAGGAACAATGATTAAAACATTTCTATTAACATTAGTATGATAACGCACCAATGCATAGATCATCAAAGATTTTCCTGACGCTGTGGGGGACAGCAACAGTCGCCTGTTGTGTTTTAGTGCTTCATAAATTGCCTTATATTGATAATCTCGCACCTGAAGATTCGGGGGTAGGTGCAGTGATTTTACGAACCCTACAACCGACCTGGGAGTAATTAATTCATTCTGTTCTAATGGGTGCCCGAAATATTCACACTGATCTATTTTATATTTGTATCCCTTTTCATCTGCCCAATCTAAAAGATAGTCGATGAGACCACAATAAATCTCTCCCGTTGCTGGAGAGTATAGGCGAATCTTTCCATCCCAACCTTTATAACGTCGGGTCTTCTGCATAAACTTTGCAGACTCTACCTCAAACGTAAAGAAGTCTGCCAATTCATAATTTAATCCTGGTTCTGCTTCAACTTTAAGATAAACTTCATTCTTCTTACGAATAAGGAGGTCCATAAAACCATGCTACAAGTGACTTTCTCAATCCAGAAGTGACGGGGCGAACCCTATGCCATTGATCCCCTTGGAAAAAAATAGCAGACCAAGGTTTTAACTTAAAAGTTTTATACCTTGGATCTGCATCTGGTCTATATATCTCCAAATCAAACTCGCCTCCTTCATACTCATCATTCAAGAAGAGAGTCATACTAATTTTCCTTACGACATTATTAACAGGTCTCAAATGTTGATCGACATGCCAATCATAAAAATCTCCTTTTCCGTAGATGCCGAACTGCACAGGTTCTACGCCAGAGATGTTTAGATTCCAATGTGCTTGTCTATTAATCTGCTTAGACATACGCATCAGCATAGACAAGAGATTCATATCCCTTATCCATGCTACTTCTGAACTCCTGGTTGATCTTTGACTGCTATGTAATGAACCTTTCTTCCAGTCTAGATCACCTGAGATTGCTTTTCTTACAGTGTCTATTGAGTGGCGATTGAACTCAACTTCTTTATAATATAATCCGTAATTCATTAGAACCCACTTTGAAACCTCTTCCATTCAATAGCGTTCTTGATATGATAAGTGCGATTGTTTATCATTCGCAATACCCCATCTAAAAAGAAGAGCACCTGGTCTATGTAGTCAATTTTATATTGAAGTTTACCAACCTCTTCATCCGCTTCAATGAACATTGAAATCTCTTCTTTAGTGGTAAGTTTAAGATCAAAGGGCATTTCTTTATATACAGAAGATGGTGCCTTGCCTTTGTAATACAACCACTTTTGTTTAACGAGACGTTTCATCTCGATCTCCCTCTCTTTTTTCATCAGAGAATATGTACTATGAAACTCCATATATTTCATATGAAGTTGAGGGATTGCTAGTGAGTCATTATCATGCAGATCATCATCCAACTTGGAATCAGTCTTCCACATTTGTTGTAGTGTTTCTAGGTTCATCACGAAAATACTTAAATTTCATTGCTTGAAGGAACCAGGCGTCAGTCAAACATTTCGGTCCATCCATTATAACACGAGCTTGCTTAGCATTCACGTTAGGATCAGCAAGCGCACGCTTTTTCCATTCTGGCAGTTCACTCATCGACGTGTGCTTGTATTAACATCGAGTACATCATACACTGTATATTGGAAAGTTACACTTGCAGTAAAATAATTATTATCTGATTGTGTTACATCAAATGATAGAGTTGACAATGATACAGGGAACAAATCTCTAAATGTAACATCGAAATTTGCCTGATTATTATTGTTTAATACTTGCAGAGTTCCATCGGATACTAACGTTTGAGCACGATCACTCTCCAACCTATCTTTCCTATTATCTTCAATCCATTTGAATCTAGTTTCATATTCATCTGGAGTTGAAATTGCTCGCATCCAGTTATAAATCTGCATATAATTTTCTAGATTTTCATCAACAATGAATTCTATTTGCAGATTTGCATACGTTGCCTGACCATCGGGAATCGGCAATTGCACAAATCCTGGAGTAGGAACTACCAGTTCAGAGATAGACATGGTAGGAATCTCTGCTCTTTGACAAAGAAAACTAACCTTCCTTGCCTTATCAAGTAGGAATACAAATCCTATAGGTGAAAGGTAGTTTTTATTTGTTAATTGATCAGCATACCAGTTTGCCATTAGTCGCGCTGTCTCCAGTCGTCAGGTTTATCTCTTTGGAACCAATCTACAATTTCATCGGCACCTTCAAACCCCGTTTTGTAATTAGATGGGTCGGGGTCTCCTAATCCCATCTTATTCATAAAATCATCCATGGTCCCCTCTTCAATATTTTGAGCGGCGTGGCGACGTGCCTTGTTTAACCAGTCTCTTGCTGTTGTATATGACTTGGCGAGTTTTTCTGCCCAAATCATATCTTCTAGGGGAACTTGTTCTTTATTTGCAATGCACCTACAGATAGACTCCAAACGAAGTCTGTACTTAGTCGATAGCATAAATCTACACCAGATACAGTGTTATTTAGATTCTAACATTGAGGCAAGTTCTTCGGTTTTGTTCCATTCAGCATATGCAGAATCAGAGCGATCCATGAGAATGCTTAGAATGTCTTCGCGAATTACTTCATTAGAAACATAGTCATCGAGATACCTATCAAGTGCTTCTTTAAGATATCTTTTACGATGCCACTCTGGTGAGTATGGTTTATAATCCATGATGTAAGGTTCAGAGTAAAATTATTTAGCACAAAAAAAGAGGGGTGTCAAGACCCCTCAAGTAAACTTCCTTCACACGGTAGTTTTATTTATAAGGTTTATTTCATAGGAGTAACCTCTTACAAATTTTTTTACACTGTGTCTGGTTTAGAATATCGCACTCAATCAAACACTCGTAATAGTCATTAATTTTTTGATTTTCGATGGTCAATTCATCTACAGTGTCTTCAAAATGACGCCATTCATCGAGTTGATTGCGCGAAGTGATGTTGTGCATGATCACCTCCATAACGTTTATCAATAATGTAGAAGGGGTTTGGATTCATTTTTCCACCTCGCTTAATTCCACTACTATCTATTCGTTATGTTAGCAAATTCTGACTCCTTGAATTAACTCTTATTTTTTGTATAGAAGACTACACAAAGTAATGTAAACAAAAAAAAGAGACCCCGTAGGGTCTCTGTGAGATATGTGAAACGATATCACATGAGGTTTGCAACTTGGACTCTTCTGTAGTACTTGTTGCTGTTTGCAGTCAGAGCGCCAGAACCTTGGGTCAGACCTTGTGCGAAGGGGTTCGAGACCATGCCGTAGCGAGTCTTGAAGCCGATCTTGGGCTGGAAGGTGTTGGGGTTGATTGCACGAACCTGCTGGAGAGGAACGTAAGGGC